CATCTAATTTATTTTTCTCTTTGTCTATTTGGTCAAGTTTTTTTATTGCCCAATTAACTCCACTTTTACCCCCCCAACAATCGTACATTAATCCCCCACAACCTTCATCATAAGGTACATCTGCGTGTTGCTCGTGTCTTTTAAATGATGCCATACGAGCTATAGTATCTCTTGATAAACTTTCTCTATTTGCTAATTGTCTAGCTCTTTTTTTACCTACATCAGTTCCACAAGAACCCCAACCATTTTCTTCTACCCACTTTAAAGCTCTCTTAGCATTGTTAGTTGCTGATTGTGGATAGTCATTATATGTTTTTGCATAATAGTCTTTGTTGGCAGTTTCACACGATTCTTTAGAATCATACTGACAGTTACCAGTTTCTCCAAATCTCCACATTCCATTTTCACATTCGTAACAAGGCATATCTTTATATTTTAACAGTCATCACAAGGACAGAAATCTTTCCAACTATTGTAATTATACGTTCTAGGTCGTGAATAGATACTGTCGTACATTATTATTCCATGATTCTTATAAGCATAACCCCTAGCAGGTCTGTCTGATTCGTATGTAGGATATAAACCATTCTGGTCAGAATCTTCCATGTAGTCTAACATATCCTTTAAATATATCTCAGACTTTCTATATGTGTCTTGTTTGTATGCATTTAACTCTGAAGGATCTACTATAGTAGCAAACTCATCTACATTGTGTACAATACCCATACTACTACTGTTGCTTTGTACCTCGTTAATCACCTCAAACCTTACAAACCAACAAAGACATCTTGTAAGAAAGTCATCCATTAAGGTTTGATTAGCAACAGTTAGTGTACCATCATTATGCTGAGTCTTTAACTCTTCGTAAAACTTTTTACCTAAAGCAGGTTTTAGATGTGCTAGTTCTGTAAGCAGAATAGTATTATTAGATATTAATGCAGGGTCTGTATTAGCATTTGTAAAACTATTACTGATAACTTCTCCTGCATTTACTAAAGGTATGTATTGATTTACGTTTGCCATATTATTGTTCTTGGTTTTGAGATTCTACTTCAGTTACTTGTAATTCTTCTTCACTATCACCTTTGCCATCACCATCATCATCTCTTGTAACAATAATTTGCTCTCTATCTGTCAAGAACATATTACCCTCTTCTAGCATTGGGAAATCTTCATCTAACATCTTTCTCTGCTCGTTTATAGTAAGTATCTTAGTAGGATCAAGCTGAGTAGCAAATGATACTGGTGGCTCGTATTGTATTAATAATTCTTCTGAGATAAAACCCATCTCTCTATTTAGTATATCTTTTATACCATCTAAGATTAAATCAGAAGTATCTTTAATTACAGTTGTCATTGCCATATCATAAGCAATTCTAATCTCACTACCTGTGTTGTTCATCTTACCTGAACTAACAATACCTGCAAGTGCAGGTTGCCATCTATGTGCAGTAATAATATTTTGGTCAGTAATCTTTTGTAAATCTAACCAACTACCATCTTGGTCATCTTTTATAATAGAAACATTCGCAGGTGAAGTATCTCCATTCTTTACAATAAACATTATTTTCCCATTGTTTCCTTCTCCAACAAACTTTTTCTGTGCTTCTTTAACCAGTTGTTTCGCTTCTTGTTCACCCATATCACCAGAGATTTCAACGATTGCAGATGGCTGAAAACCATTTTGGAATTTTGTATGATTCCACTTGCCGATTTCGTAATCAACTGCGATATGATCCAACGCAGCAACATAGTCAGGTAAGCCATAGTAAGTAAATGTTGGTTCATAATCTTTAAAATGCATCACAAACCTCTTACCTTTTACGTTTGGATATAGAGGTATAGTCTGTGTTTTGTCTTTCATAGTATTGTACTTTGCCCAGTCTGGGTGTACATATACTTCTTTCTTGTTTTTAGCCATTCTAACAGTAGTTGCATCTATATGGTATAGGTTTACCCCACCATCATATAAAACACCTTCTACATAAGCATTTCCAAAAGTGTAATAGTCATCAGCTAATTTCTTGTAAACTTGTCTAAGAGTTTCTTTGTTAGCATTTACATCTTTTATGTATGCTTGTATTTCTTGATTGCTTGTAACAAACTTAGCACCACTTGTAAATACAGTCTTTTGTGCAAGTACACTTCTATGTGTAGATGACTTACGTTTAAGCTCTGCTAAATATTGTGGAAATAAATTGTTGTTACCAAAAGGTATATACTTAGTAAGTACCTTTGATATATCTTGTGGTTCTTCTACGTTTTGTGGTACTGCTAAATCAAAAACACCAAACTCAAAAGTATTACTCTTTTGTTGAGTCTGCTTTCTTACTTGACTTTTTCTTGCTTGTTTTTTCTGACTCATCTTTTGTTTTTGTTATTTTTTCTATTAAATTATTTAAACCTACTTCTTCATAAGCATAAGCCAATTCTTCTTGTGTCGCTGTTGCCCAAGTAATTTTAAAATCTCCTTTGTAAGTTGAACCAGAAGATAGTTTTGCTTTGTATGTTGCCATAATTGTATAAATTTTTAAGTGTGATAAATCTACAATTTTTTTGTTGCAATCACACATATTAAAAAAAAGATATTAATAGGGTTTACAAAACCTAAGTTTATACCTATTATTTATCTAATTAGTATTAAGCTCCAGTAGTTGCAGTTAATAAAGAAGTATCTACAGTAATTGTACCTGCATACTCTCTTGGCAATTCAAATTGTCTTGCCATTAAACTAACTGTTATACCATTCTCATCAGAATAAGCTGCTCCAGTTCCACCTTCCATACTTGCTAAATTCAAGAATGTTTGATTTTTTGAAGGAACATCTTCATTAGCATATTTCTCACTAACACCTATAACAAATGCTTTGTCATTAGTGTCAATAGCAATTCCCATCATGCAAGTATTTAATAAGTTTTGTAACTCACTAAATTTTGTAACATCCATTTTTGGTAACATAAAAGATAAACCACATTCAAATGCAGTTGAACCATTTTCTTTAGTTGCATTTATTGTTAAAGCAGGAGTTTCGTTTTTAAACTCATACACAAACCAGTTAGCATCTGCAGCAGTTTCTAGTATGCTTACAATAGAATGAGTACCTGCAGCACCATAATTTACCACATCACCAGTAGCCCATGATCTTAGAAGAATTTGCTTAATACCACCTGTTGCTTGTAAATCTGCACAAGTAACACCTAAACCTGTATCTATAGCCATATTATTATTATTTATTAAAAGTTATTAAAAAGTAAATTAGAGAGAGCTTTTACACTCTCTCTATATTACATTGTTGTTATTAAGCAGTTACAATTCCCCATTGAACAAGTGAAGGGTACAAGAACTGTACTCCTAACTTGAAGTAACCTCTAAAGAACATTTTTTCTTCTAAATCATCATAGAATACTTTAAATGAACCTTCAGGATCAGTTACATCAGAACCTATAATTAAGTTCTCTGTTGCACAGTAACATACTCCTTGTGAAGCATTACCAGTTGCAGAAGTACTTTGGTCTACAAAAATTGCAGGGTTTAAATCTGTTAAGATAGTATCCCACTCATACATTGCTATTACTTGAACACCTCTAAAGCTTACTCTAGTGTAACCATCTACTGTGTTTACAATAGCTAAGTCAGCAGAAGAACCTTCTAAGTTTCCTAAGTAAGCATTGAATAATGCAGGAGTTACAAACATTTTCTTGTCAGATGCAGGAACTTGTTGTAAAGCTGCAGGAGCTTGGTCATATGCTTTTCTTAAAAGACCAATTGCATCACCTTTTGTAGGAGCTGCAGGGTCAGTAGCACCTGCATATTGTAATTGAGCTGCTAATACAGTTGGATCAGTACCCATTAATTTCATCCAACCATCAAATGCTTTATAACCTGCAGATGCACCATCACCACCCCAAGCTAATCTTACAACATCAGAAGCAATACCTTTAACTGCTCTGTTTACAATTGCATCAGCTAATTGAGTACCTTCAACATTCATTACATCTACACCATTTCTGTACATTTCTTCAATGTAAGTTCCAAAGAACTCTTCGCTACATTGCTCTAAAGCAACTCTACATCTACCTGCAGTAATTACTTTGTCATCAATGTTAAATTGAGTAGAACCACTTGTATTAGAACAAGTTGTGTAAGGTTCTACTATTTTAGTTAGAGCAGCAGAAGTGTAAACATTCATTTTGTGCTTAACATTAGGAATTACTCTGTAGTTACGCATTAAATCATCACTTCTAAATACTGGCTCATAAAAGATTTCGTTTAAGTTAGCACCACCATAAGTTGCTGCTATACTATTTAAAGCTACGTTTGCCATTTTTTTATTTATTTTAGATTATTAATTATTAAATTTTGCTCTTACTCTATCAGCCATTGCATTGTAAAAAGTTGCATTAGCATCAACAGTTTTATTTTCAACTACAGCAGGATCACCTTCAGTTACCACTTCAGTACCTTTAGCATCTGCTTTGTTCAATAAAGCATTTAGTCTTTCTATTTCAGTAGAAAGAGTTTCATTTTCTCCTTTAGTAGAAGTTAATTCTTCTTCTAAAGAAACAATTTTTCCATTTAAGTCAGTTACACTTGCTTCAAAAGAAGATAATTTGTTTGATATTTCTTCATTATCTGAAAGCATAACATTAACCTCAGTTACAACATCTTCTGACTTGTTGTCAGCTCCTTTTACAGAGTTTACAATTTCATCAACTTTGTTGTTAAACCAATTTTTTAACTCTTCAGTCATTTTTTTGTTATTTACGTTAATATTTAATTTATTATGTATTTGTTCAGTAGTAATGTTTTTGAATTTAGAAACATCATACTTAGCTGCTACTTTAATAGAATCAGAAATAAGATCAATAAAACCTAATTCATATGCTTCTTGAGCATTTAACCAAGTTTCTTTATCCATCATTTCAACAATTCTATTTAACGACAATCTTGTTTTTCTCTCATAAATATTAGCAATTTCACCACTAATCTTTTCTAAGATAGATGCAGTCTTTCTCATATCTTCAGCTTCACCCATTGCACCACCCCAAGCATTGTGTATCATAAAAAGAGAATTTTCAGCCATGACAACTTCATCAGCAGCTAAAGCTATAACACTACCCATACTAGCAGCTATACCCTCAATATAAGCAGTAGTTTTTGCTTCTCTCTTTTTTATTATGTTGTACATAGCCATCCCATCAAACACATCACCACCAATACAGTTGATTCGTAAATTAACAGGAGTATCTTTGTACTCTTTCATCTCAGAAATAAAGTCTTGTGCAGTAATACCATAAGCACCTATCTCATCAAAGATGTAAACCTCTGCAACAGCATCTGTTGCTTTACCTTGTATATTAAACCATTTCTTATTCATACCTGCAAAATTAGAATCTAATTGACACTTTATCTACCTAATTTGTGGAAAAAACTTTTAGTAAGAGATATTCTCAGATGCTCTTGATTTTTTTCTGTATTTATATACTATATTTTGTGCCTGACTTTCACTTATCTTATATTTATGTGATAAGTCCATAAAGGT